CATTGAGACGATATAATCAGTAGTAAATGTAGGTCCGTACATAAACCTATAACAAAAACTGAATATAAATGTAGATCCCAATATTAACTCAAAAACAGTCATAATCATAAATATTACCTTTTTCTTTGCGTAATAACACAAAGTACAGTTATTAAAATTAACCCTATATTAACTATAAAGCTAATATTGGAAATGAGAGTTAACATTGATGCGGCTATTAAAATTGCGAGAGTCAATTCTATCATAGTATCACCCCGTATACTTTTCAAGTATACTTAAGAGTGCCTTTGATATTTTATAGCCAATAACGATAATTAAAGCTGTTAATACAACAGAGGTCGTATAAATGAATAGTAGCACTCTACCTTCTGGAGCTTGAAGCATATCATGTACAATATAACCAAAACAAGCAATATAAATAATAGCACCTATGATGTATAGTATATTATTCTTTGTAATCATAAGTAAATTCTCCTTTCATTTATTATTGCTTTGTTCAAGGTTATACATCTATCTTCTCTGTTGTAGGATACGGTAAACCCCATCTCCAATCAATAGAGAAAGATTTACCACAGTCATTACATTTGAATTTATATAGCTGGTATCTATTAAGATTATCTAATACTTGCTCTGGATTTTTACTAAAAGCTAAGATAATATTAGCATAACTTACTGCTTTACCATTAGCAGTATATAGATCAAAGTTCTTTGAGTAGCATTTAGGGCAAGTACAGTTATCAATAACTGCTTCTTTCATATATCTCACCACCTTAAAAAATAAAACCCTCTAGGATTATGTATCCTAGAGGGTAATATATTATTCGTTACCTTGCATAGCTTCGATAGATTCTCTAATTTGTTTTTCAATATCAGATTCTAATTCAAGTTTCTTAGATTCTTGATCTTCTTCAGTTACTTCTTTGATACCATGTTTTTCAATACAGTCATCAATAGTTTTGTAAATGATATCCATTGTTGGAATCATCAACTCATCAGACATATTGAATAACAAATCAATTTGCGTTTCTAAACGTGGTTCAAAATCAAGTAAGTCTTTGAATACAACTTTAGTGTATTTAGATTCTTTATCTTCAACCATTTCAGCATCATTAAAGTATTTAACGCTTAAGAGTGCATTACGAAGTTCAAGATTTACTTCTTGCTCTTCAAATGCTTCTTCAATAGTAGCAATAAATCCTTTAAGATTAAATTCTGGTACAGAACCAGCTTTAATAAGTTCGTTAGTGATAGATGGATAATAGAATGCCTTCATCCAGCTATCTGTATCAAACAATTCAAATTGAGCCAATACTCGAGAAGTAAATCCATGTGGATTTGGAATCTTGAATTTGCTCATAAGAACTTGTTGAATGATATCGGTAGATTCAGCAATATTGAAATCGATGAAAGATTTAACTTTCTCTAAGTTCAAGTTATGATAAACTACATCGATATATGTAAGAACTGTATATAAATGGGTTTGTGGTGATTCAGAATCACATAACCAGCTATAGAATGTGGCAAAGAAAGAATAGATTCCATTATAATCTTTCTTAGCAATAAGTTTAACGAATGCATTGAAGTTGATCAATAAAGAATAAATGGAATCAGACTCACGATTAACTTCTACACTAAATGGATTAGCAGTTAAACAATCTGCATCAATCTTATCATTTTAAATCATGATAACATTCTTACCACGAATATTAAGTTTACGACCATAAGCTTGCGATTCAATATCAATATCTAACTCTTTCTCTTCTAATTTATCCATATCAATGAAATAGTTTTCATTATGGTTATTAAGAAGTAAGTAATCTGGGGATAGAGTAGATAAACGATCCCAATACAAAGAATTTGTATCAAGAAGTTTTACCAAATAATGTCCAAAATTATGGATATCAGTATTTGCTTGTCCTACACTCATGCGAACCTCCTATTTAGTCTTCGTATAAATAATACGGCGAATATCGCCCTCAGCAACTTTAATTGAATCAGAGTATTTAGCTTGGTTCATGTCAAGAAGAATATCAGTATATTCTTTCTTGACACCACCAACTACTACTTTACCGAATTCAATTTCTTTACCGAGTTTATTATAGCGTTCTTTAAGTGCCTCCATTTGAGTTCTGGAGAACACAAAATATCTGTAGTAGATATCAGCCATCTTAAACCTCCTCAAAGTATATTGAACAGCTGTCTTCCATGTTAATTAAAGCTGGACGAAGTTGTTTTTCAAATGCTCGAGTTCTAGCTACCTTAGCAATTGTTTGACCAAGTAAATGGGCATCAAATGCTACTGCTTCTGGATCTCTAGTATCTGTCAATTCTAATCCAGCATCATCTGCTAACATGATTGCAGACGTATAACCTTTCTCTTCACGGTATATATTAAGCATCTTACTAAAGTTGTCATCCCATACATTAGGCTCTTCTTCATTAGTAAAAGAATTCCATTCATATACACCATAGTTGAGTGGACATAACATCCCACCTACACCAGGATCTGATGCGGAAGATGTATTCAAATCGATAATCCCTAAGTGAGATGGATCGATTGCACGTACATTACGTGCTACATTCTTACTATTAGATTCCCCAGGACCTGATGGACCTTTAATGGTATACTTTAATTGTAAGAACGAATCTCTATCGTTAACCATATTACGGAAACCTTTTAAGTTAGACTTCTGTAATTCAGCAATCAAAGCCATTGGTGGTGTATTCAATTGCTGTTTGATACGATAAGCTTCCATGTTAGGATCATGCTTCTCTGGTAAACGTCTAAGTTTAACATTGATAAGCATGATATACATAGCTGCAATATATTCAGACCATCTAATCCGTTTAGATGAAGCATCCAAGTTATTCTTCAAACGAATTGAAGAGAATTCACATGCCATCCATTTCAATACAGAATAGATGTCTTCTTTGATATGGTCAGGTAAACGCAAACGTTTCTTAGTTGGAATATCATAAGAGTTTTCCAAAGATTCAATGATTGCATTACCTTTAGTGAATACGGAAGTTTCAGAAGATACGAAGTTATAACCTAATTTACATATCCAGAATTCTGTAGTATAAATTTGGTCAAGTGTAGTCTTCTTAGTTGCATATAAGCTTATAGCTTTAGCAAATGATGCAATAAAGGATTGTAGAATGCGATCATTATCTACAAAGGTTTTTACTGCAGAGATATAGAATGGACTCTTCATATGACTATTAGCAATCGCAAAAGTATAATACTCTGGATCGTTAATATCATGATCAGAGATCTTGATTATATCTTCAAAGTTAAACTTACTTAAAGTTTCATACCATCCGAATCTAGCTAAGTAATATTCGAATAGCGTAACTTTATGATCAAATAAGTATACACTAAACATAGCTGCACGAACTGTTTCTTCTTTCGTTGTATTTAGATCAACGAAGTTACGAAGCATCTTAACTGCATTGGAGTTTGTTTTAAGTGTAATAGATTGAGTCTTAGCAGCTGATGCTGTAGTATTATTATAAGTACTACCATCAACTAACTGGAATAATGGGAAATAGTCATTACCATTTAAATGAATATAAGCCCCATCAATAACTCTTGGTATCGCAATAAGTACATCAAAAGTTTCTTCATCTTTAGTACAAGCTACATGATAAGTTACTTTCAATATCTTAAGGTCAGAGTCTTTAATAGATATAGATGGTGTTTCATCACCGATAAGTAACTTTTGTACTTCGGTATAATCATCTATAACTTCAAATCCTAATACTTTAATAGTATAGAATTTGTTTCTTTCACATGAAAGAATAACATCCTTCAAGTCTTCAATGATATCATCATCTGACTTAGTGAAGAATATATCGTTGAACTTAGGTCTATTTTTATCGTTGTATTCTGCGATAAACTTAGCTTGTGTGTTCATTGTCACCCTCCCCAATATTGGTGATCTTAACTTTAATTTGTGACCCAATTGGATTAGGTACGTTTGGCTCCCTATCTTCAAAGATCACATAACAATCCATATCTAATGCTTCAGCGATTGTCTTAATCTTTGCTAATGTAATAGTATCCTTTTCAAATAGACGACGGTCATTATTAAAGTTATCCCCAAACCGATAAGCATATTTATTGATATCAATATTCTTACGATTAACAGCTTCCTTTAAACCAATCATCTCAGGTAAGTCATTTGGTTTAATTCTAACATTGAAGATATTATCTGGATTAATCAAGATAGTCTCTTCCATAGAACGTAACTCACTAGACTTTTCAATTTGATCTTGCATGCTCTTAGCATTACTAAAATCAATAATCTTCATATTTTCTAATTCATACTTAGACTGGTCTTTATCTGCACTGATGAAAGTCGCCATACATCCATCAAGTACAACACCATTAGTTTGGTATGCATTAGATTTGCCTATAATAGGATAGACTTTACCATCTTCTTCGATAGCAATATTAATGTCTTCAGCATTCTTCATCGCAGTATCGAAGTCATAGATAGTATACATCGTACCATTTATTACGCCTTTTTTCATTTCGCATGTCTCCGATTAAAAATAAAAGATACAATAGGAGGTTAGGTTATTCACCTAACCTCCAATATTATCATTTATTATTCAACGTCAACGAGTTTGTCGTCTTTAATGAATTTCTTCAAGTCAACAGCTGGTTCGAAATCGATAACACGTTTACCATCTTCTTCAGATGCAGTAACTGTGAGGTATTCATCAAATTTGATTTCGTAACCATCTTCATCGATATCTGCTTTATTAAGATTCATCAATGCGTTGATTACAGAAGACAAGATTACACGAGTGATATCGAATACAAATGCATTATTGACAAATTTATTATTAGTCAAAACATACATGAAACGATTCAAGAAGCGTTGAACTTCTTCATCACTCAAATCGTACACCGTAGCGATATCTTTAACACCGTCCTCTTCTAACTCAAACCGAGCTTCAAAGGAGTTTTTGCCTTCATCGTCTACTGCACGTTCTAAAACGATACCTGCAATGAATGTGCCATTTTTATCATTGACACGCAATGCCGCTTCGTTTTCAAATTTAGTATTTGCCAAGAATTTAACTGCACCGAATAGTACAGACTTTAACACGTTAACAAACTGATGGGAACGTAGAAGAATTTGGTCTTCTGATTTCAATCGTTCCAATACAGTCTCGATAATGTTTGTTTCTTTTACATCTTTTACCATGGTTATGTCTCCTTTGCATGGAAAATAAAATATAATACGTGATCATAGACTATACCATGATCACGTATATAATATATTAATATTCTGTAAGTTGGTTTGTAATTTTTTACAAACCAAATCTTGCTCTAAAGTCAGGCAATGCCTCAATCTGGATACCGTATTTCAAAGCCTTATCTACTTTAGAACTACTGAATCCTACATGAGGAACTACTAAAATATTTGTATCTCTAGTTACACTTGTGTCTGTAACGAAATATCCGAGAGGTGCCATTCTCTCTGCCAATGTATCATCTCTAAACCCAGTGATTACAATCTTCTTACGATTATCTACTAGGTTATAAGTTCTGACTACATTATTCATCTTTATGATAGTAATGAGATCTTCAGCAAAGACTTCACGTTCATTAAGAATAGTCTCTACTGCAACTTTACCGATCCCTTTTAATCTCATGAGTTTAGATTGCAATTCACTATCAGGTAAGTTTAATACTTCTTCTATCTTCAAAGCATGAAGTACAATCTTCCAAGTCTTAATTGCAATATCAGTAAAGCCAAGAGCACCAATGATATTATAATCATATACTTGCTTTGTCTTTAGTTCGTTTACCCGCTCCATGAACTTCTTACTATTGACATCGCCTAAGATTACTAATCTATCTGGTGTAATATTAAGAAGATCAGTGAATGAAGTTATACTTAAATCCTTAACTGTAGCTTCAGAGAAATCTCTGAAGTTAATCTTTTTAAGCATATCTGCCATCCTAGCAATACCACGACCAATGCATTTAGGATTAGGACATGATACAGATTTGCCGCTATAGGACTCTACCAGTAGAGTACCACAGGCAGGACAATTATCGATGAAATCCTCCATAGGTCTTGGATTATTATCATTCTCTACACAATCATGTCTAGATACATATGGCATTACATCATTGACGTAAGTCACATCAATAATATCATTGTATCTTAATGATAATGCTTTGAATCTTTCATATGAATGACCGCTTGCTAAGTTATGGACTGTACCATTAAATTCAACTGGGTCAAACATAATCATCGGTGTAATAACACCATTCTTACCAACTGTATATTGGTAACCACGGAATCGTGTTGATCTAACCATAGCATTGAACTTGATTGCAATACTATACTTATTTACATGATTCTCTCGACCAAGAGCTTGAATGATATTCTTATCAGTATAAGATACTACAATACCATCATAAGCAAATGGCATATAAGATCTAAACCAATCAGCATCTTGAACAAACTTATTCACTTGAAACAATACGTTGCTATAGTAACCTTGAATGATTCTATATCTATTAGGCTCTTTAGTAGCAAAGTATCTATTCATGAATTCTAATTCTTCTATACGACTATTGAAGTCTAAAGAAGTTGCTAATGGTACTAACGTAATAAAGTCAATATAATCTCTAGCATTAGCTGAACCAATAATACCAGCTATTGCAGTTCTCATATTCTTATAGGTTTTACCAGTAGCATTTTGGAATCTAACTAAATCTTCTTTTGTAATGATTGCCTCAAATTTCATACCGATAACTTCATTATCAGATAATTCATTAGGGAATCTATAACCATATAGAATATCAGTTAAATCTGTAGCTAAGTCAGCATCTAAATCTCCTCGAGTTCTAGCACTGACTACTTTATTATTTACTTCAGATTCTATAGATAATCCATCATATTTGATTTCAGCTACAATCTCAAATGGAGTTTGATAATTAATCAATCCCATCATGATATGTTTAGCTAAGAAGTCTCTTTCAAATATCTTTACCTTTGGATCTTTATCTACAAAAGCTTTCTTTGCATCAGATTCTAATACAAACTTACACTTATCTAAAGTACCAACTAATTGAGGATATTTATGAGCTGTGTCTCTACCTCTATCGGATACTGTAGCGTGGTTAGATTCTAATGCAGGTTGCCATCTATTCGTTGGAATTTCAATGAATGTATCTCTATATAGAGTATCATTGGTTTCCTTCGGATAAGATACTATAGCTTCAATATAACTTTCGTTATTTGTAGCTTTGCCTTTACCTTGGAGCTTAAAATGAACTACATCAGACCCAACTTGGAAGTTAGGATTGTATTTCTTATAAGCTTCTAAGAGTAAATCATAGACACCATCTTCCAATGGTAATACAGCTAGATCTGTATTATTGTATAGAATATTGCTGATACGTAAGATTGTATCAGCATCATCTACATCTTGAATGGTCCAGTTCTGTTTATTCAACAAAACTGAAGTCCGTTCATTAATCAATCTTAAATTCTCGTCTTCAAAGACGTTATCAAGACTACCACGTAAGAGAGTCGTATAAAGATCTCTTAAAATCATGATTGCCTCCTTATCTATTAAAGTACTTAATACCCCTAGTTACCCATAAGGAATCTGTTTCACTGTAACCTTCTGGAGGTTCACTACTCATAGCTCCTTCCATGAGTGCTGGGATACATGGTTCAACGAAATTTTCATATACTGGATAATATTTACCATTGAATTCCTTAACTGTAATAGTCATCTTAGACTTATCATTATCTCTTAACGCTTTAAGATATGAATAGTCTTCGAGCATTGCAGGTGTATAGAAATCTTCATCTGGAATATCATACAATAATGCTTCTTGATACTTCTTCGGAACCTTCTCAAATGTTAATTTTAGACCAATTGCCTTAAGATATGCATTTACAATCTCAGCAGATCTAGATTTAGCATCTGCAGATAAAGTAATATCTATATCATTAGGATTCTTAGTCAATAGATCTTTGATAGATCTACGTCCGATTGGAGCTGTACTATAGAGCATTAACATAATTACATTGATATCATCACCAATATGAGTTAATGCACTAATTTCCATTTCCCCTTGTCGGATAGGAGTATTAGTATATACAGGTTTATATAAGCCAGCAGATTTGTTACGGCTATTTTCACCTTTATTATTACTAAAGGACATACTTGTTGCTGAGAACTTTTCTTCTGCATACTGTTTCAATCTACAGATGTATTGTTTAGCTACAAGTATAGGTCTTATAGACTTAACCAATCTAATACCTTGATTAGAAGAATCAAGCATAGGAGTATAAACATACCCATGTCTTGTTTCTGGGAACTCAGCTAGAACTTTTTGTAAAGTTTCAATAGTAACTGGTTCTTGCATTGGTAAAATGGATATAGTAATATTACCATCTTCGATAATGGAGTTTAGATATTCCATACGAACTGATGGATTACTACTACTAACAAATGATTCCATTTCTCTAGCTTGACTTGGACTAAAGAAGCTTACAAATTTTATAATCTTCTTCAAAGATCCATTAGTGTCTTGCTTATTAAGATTACGAACTACAGCAGCCGATGCAGAGTTGATTTCCATTTCAAATAACTGAGATGGATTCAATCGGTTAACAACAGTTGCTTGGTTATATTTCATATCTACAATCTGACCATCCTCTGTTTGAGGCATAAGTTCATCAGGTAGAATATTAGAAATAACGCCTTTACCACCATATCGATTGGTTAACTTATCACCGATATGAAGTTCATTCTCTTCTAGGATATATACATCCATTTGTAAGTTAGAATATACATTGCTATCTATATTGAACTTAACTCCATCCAATATCTGTTGACTTGTATGTATAAGTTTTTGTAGATCATATCCTAGCTCACATTTATAGTTTGCTTGAAGTTTACGTACAGTATGGATTAACTCATCACAGAATCGCTTATTGTCTTGATAATACATATTAAGCTGAGTATTGTAGATAGAGTTCTCCATTAAGTCTGGATTATTGGTATGAATTTCAATACCAACTACTCGACCATTAGATGTAATCTTCTCATCAGACATATTGATATCTTGTAGCTTATTGAATACTTGAGAGAATAAAGCTTCCTCTTTATTTTCTCGACGTACTGCTGCTAAGATACCTTCTCTGATGTCTTCACCGATATCTGGGATAACCTTATAGATATCCTTGTTACCATATAGATTAAGTAAGATATCATTTTCATTGATCATGAATGAGATCTTCTTAACTAATGGTGACTTAAATCGTTTTGCACAGGACTCACTAATCTCAATAGCATCTTCAGTTGTCTTATTCTTTGCAATATACATTAGTAAGACATTGATACCATCCATCCTGTTGTTGTACTCATCGAATCCTTTAGATTTTGTAATAACGTCTCCTTTCTCAATAACACTTCCTACGACAAGATTATTTAGAACTGAGTTATTAATCTCATAACCAAAGGATTCTGTAATATACTTATAGTCCAACTTATGAAGAATATCTAAAGTATTTGTTTCTTCATTATGGACGATAAGATAATATTCATGACCTGGGGTCATTGCATATCTTTCGATTCTAGCTAATACAGTTTTACGCTGTTCAGCTTGCTGGAAAGATGTTGAGCGATGTCCGAATTCATTCTCAAAGCCAGTCTGAATGAATGGGACTTCTGGATAGCATAGTGCCATAGATTGTTCTGAATGGACACTATACATAATCTTTCGACTACCAGAACTACTAGCTGGGAATGGTTGAATTAACTCTTTCCCTAGCACTTGTTCTGGAATCTGAATTCTTTGCCTAGCACGATTAATCTCGTCGTCTAGAATCAATGTGTTCGCCATTGTGTCTCCTTTCTAAAAGTATTATAAAATGAAATACAGAAGAGTAATCAATACTCTTCTGTATCACCTTTATAATATATAACCTAATCTTCCAATGCTCTGAAAGATGCAATAAGATCTTTCGTAATAGATGCATTTGTAACTTGACCACTTGTAGGTACTGGAGCGATTAATTCATCCATTACTTCACGAGCCAAGCGTAAGAATTGCATACGGAAATCTTCACGTTCAGTAAAGAATTCTTTGAAATCACGAGTTCTAAACTTAGTATCATAGCCATCTAATTCTAAGTAAGCACCTTTAGTAGCGATCTTACCAGAATCTTTAAGCATAATCATTAATGAATAAAGTGGATCGAAACCGTAATCTTGAGAGAAGATTAATGGTGTAGATTTACCAGCTTTATTTGTACGAGATTTACCTAAAGAGATATCTACTTGGGAACCAGAGAACCCAAAAGTTTCTTCTTTAAGTTTACTATCATCAAATCGAATAATGTTATTTGCTAAATAGGTTACAGCTCTACCACCAGGTAAAGACTCACCTTGTTTAAGATACATCAATTGACCTTTAGTATGCATAAATGCACTTGCTTCAATCTTTTCAGTAATATGATTGATTACTAATAAGATAATATTAGTCGCTTTGATTAATTGCATTACACCTTTAAGAAGAGATGTATTTGCTTTAGCC